ATCGGGCTGCGTGATTTCTCAGGTATGATACTTCAGGCTTTCACGGAGGTAGGATTCATCTACCATTCAAGGGTGACGATATGGAAGAATCCCGTCACGGAGATGCAGCGTACCAAGGCTCTCGGACTGCTCCATAAGCAGGTGAAGAAGGATGCCGCCATGAGCCGAGTGGGAATCCCCGACTATCTCATGGTATTCCGCAAGGAGGGAGAGCATGAGCATCCAGTTCATTGCGACATCTCGGTTGATACATGGCAGAAATACGCATCCCCCGTTTGGATGGATATCGACTATTCCAAGACCCTGAATGCCGCCAAGGGTCGTGATGAAGCCGATGAGAAGCATATCTGCCCGCTTCAGCTCGATACCATCGAGAGGGCAATCACCCTTTGGAGTAATAAGGGCGATAAGGTGCTAACCCCGTTCCTCGGCATCGGATCGGAGGTCTATGGAGCCATCAAGCTCGAAAGATTCGGGATCGGCTTCGAGCTGAAGGAATCCTACTTCAAGGAGGCAATCAGGAATTGCAAGGCTATCGAGGCAGAGAAGGGTCAGAGATCATTATTCGATTGATTATGGGTGCTCAGGTTCATCATAGATGCAAAAGTACGGGTGAGACATTCACCGAGGCAGGATGGAAGAAATGGCTAAAGAGCCATGATCCATCCAAGGCGGTGACGGAATATAAGGAGTTCGGGTATGATATCAACGATGTCTGCCTGACTCCGAGAAAACCCGTAGAATGGCATAACAGATATTGCGCCATCACCATCACCACCTCGCAATCACCTTGCGGGGCATGGGATTACGGATTCTTTTGGAAGATCGTAGAGAACAGTTCCTTCGGTGCTCCCCTATTCATCCCTGAGGATGAGATAGCCAATGGCTACCGATCAGAGAAATTCGCCATATCGGGATGCCTGAAGAAGATCAGAAAGATATTCGGCGATGATCTGAGATGGAGAAAGGAGATCGGTGATGACTATGATGAGTTCGGTAATTGGGAGGAAAATACCGCCATCATCCCCTACATCGAGAAGGCAATGGTTCAGATCGATGCCCTGATAGATCGGTTCGATCCCCGACAATTGGATCTATTCGATTAAATAATATAATATTAACAATCTAAATTTCATCATTATGGAAGAAAAGAAGAATGAGCAGAGAGAGCTGGGCAGGGATGAGGTCTTTGCCGAGATCAAGGAAGTGATCGAGAGTGTTGAGAAATCCCGTGAGGTGGCTGAAGCAGGATCCAAGCATGGATTGAAGCGGAATCCCTATCAGACCCTGAAGGAAAAGGGATTGATGAATCCCGATTTCATCATCAGTGAGTTCGATAAGATTCAGGCTAAGGCATCCAATCTTTCAAGCGGTGAGCGTGACGTGATCTCCAAGATCATGATGATGGCTCTCCATAATGCCGCAGTCAAGGAATATGAGAAGATCAACAAATCCGAGGATCCTGAGCCTGAGAAACCTCAGGATGAAGGAGGAATCCCTAAGAGAAAGAGAACGGCTAAGAAAGCCGCAGAGAAGAAATAAACCGAGTTATTAATATCTAAAACGAAAGAATTATGAGAAGTAGAACTGCAAATTGGTTTGAGTGCAAGATCCGCTATGAGAAGGTTCAGGAGGATGGATTGCAGAAGAAAGTCACCGAAGGTTACGTGGTGGATGCCCTGAGCTTCACCGAGGCTGAGGAAAGGATCATCGAGGAAATGGCATCCTATATCAGCGGGGAGTTCAAGGTTGCAGATATCAAGCAGGCATCCTACAAGGAGATATTCTTCAGTGATGATGAGATGGCTGATAAGTGGTATAAGGCGAAGCTCGCATTCATCACCATCGATGAAAAGACCGAGAAGGAGAAACGTTCCAACGTGAACTATCTCGTTCAGGCAGGATCATTCGGATCCGCCATGAGAGCCATCGATGAGGTCATGGGAGGAACCATGATTGATTATGTCATCCTCTCCATCGCTGAGACTACCCTTTGGGATGTGTTCGAGTACAAGAAGCCTGAATCGAAGCCCGAAACCGAGCAGCATGGATAAGAGGGAGTTCTTTGAGAAGGTCTCCGAGATGAGGGATGCGCAGAAGGAGTATTTCAGCACCCGTAGCAGCGCATCCCTCGATAAGAGCAAGAAGCTCGAAAAGGAGATTGATGAGGAAATCCTGAGGGTAAGGAGAATCCTATCAGGGAGGAAAGAACCCGTTCAGACGGAACTATTCGGAGGGTGAGCCTATGAGAGTCACGAAGATGTTGGAAAGGGCTATCAGGGCTTACAATGAATACGCAACAATGGGATGGTTGGAGAGGCTTCGCCATCGGAGCCAACCTCCACCACCCTATTATGAGAATCATCATCCGAGAGAGGATTTCCATGTATCTGATTATTGGCTCCGTATTCGCTCGAATCCGTTCAGGCGCAACTACCACTAAGGTAGAGGGGAGAAAATCGCAGGAAGCCCCGTTTCTGTGCGAAATAGAGGGCTTATATAAATCGTTATCCGTAGAATATTTATATATTATATTACATGGCATCAGTAAATATGGCAATAGTGGTGGGATTCGTTGGGAATGATCCCCGAATCACCACCCTTCAATCAGGCAGGAAATGCGCCTCTTTCGCCTTGGCTACCACCGAGGCAGGATATACCACCCAATCAGGGCAGCAGATCCCTGAGAAAACCGAGTGGCATAACATCGTGGTATGGGGTAAGACCGCAGAGGTCGTGGAGAAATACGTCCACAAGGGAAGCTCCCTCTATATTCAGGGGAAGATCCGCAACAGATCCTTTGAGGGTCAGGACGGGCAGAAGAAGTATATCACCGAGATAGAATGCGAGGTGATGCAGATGCTTGATAGGCGACAAGACGGAGGCAATCCGTCTCAGGCTCAGAATACGGCTCAGAATCCGCAAACGGCATCCAACCCTTATAATTCCTCACCCGCTCCATTCCCGCCGCCTCAGACGCAGGAAAACGGATCCGATGACCTCCCATTCTGATAGGCTGCATGATACATCAGGAATCAAGGGTTCAGATCGTATGCGTGAGATGGTTCAGGCTTCAGTTCCCGAAATTGGCTCTTTTGCTCTTTTCAGTCCCGAATGGAGGTGCAAGGCGGAGGGTCGAGGGGGCGATCCTGAAAGCCGAGGGAGCGACTGCAGGGGTGTCGGATCTCCTATTCCTATACCCTTCGAAGGGATATCACGGACTATGTATCGAGATGAAGACCGAGAAGGGAAAGCAGCAGCCATCACAGAAAAGATGGCAGTTGGAGGTGGAAAATGCTGGGTATAAATACGTCATTTGCCGCTCATTCGATGACTTTATGACCGAAATTAACTCATATTTGCGTTAAAATAAGTCAAATCTTTGCAAAAGAGTGCCTGATAAGCACTCTTTTTTGTATCTTTGCCCCTGATATATCAATTTTTTACAAATATTCCTTGCAATGAAAGAAGAAGAAATCAGATCAAAGTTCGTGCTCATCCCATTGGAAATGATCGAGCCGAATGAGGGTCAGCTTGAAGGATTGCCCGCCAATCCCCGTGATATCGTGGATCGGAAATTCGATCTGCTGATAAAGGATGTCCTCATGTTCCCCGAAATGATTGAACTCAGGGGAATGATGGTCTATCCTTTGGAGAATAAGAGATTTATCGCCATCGGTGGCAATATGCGCCATCGTGCCCTCACGGAGATATCGAAGATGTCCCCTGCTCAGATAAACATCATGCTCGGCAAATGCTCAGGATATGCGCAGCTCTCATCGGAACAGAGGGAGCATCTGCGTAATACTTGGGGTGAATGGGTGAAGTCGAAGGAGAAGAATGTACCTTGCGGCATCATATCGAAGGAAACCACCATCGAGCAGATCAAGGCTATGGCGATCCTCGATAACTCAGGATTCGGAAGATGGCAGTGGGATATGCTCGCAAACGAATGGAATGCCGAGGAACTCACTGAATGGGGTATCGATCTGCCGATCATGGAGTCAGAGATCAATACCGATGATTTCTTTGATGATCTCGATGATGACGGATCCAAGGATAAGGGTGAGAAGATCACCGTCACCATCCCCCTCGAAATGAAGGATCGGAAAGATGATATCAAATCCATCATCGAGGATGCCCTATCGGACTACTCAGGCATCAAGGTCAAGTGATATCGCTATCAGGTAGTATAGTTATTATATATATAATATTATCCCCGATATATGAGAATATTCTTGGCGGGGGGGGTAAGTGGAAACCTCCGAGATTTTTGGCAAAAGGTTATGAATATATATTTGGCTGCACCTCATTCGAGGTCGGAAGTGGTAGATGAAATGAAAGTATATCAGGCATCATTGGTATCGAGCGGTCATCTTAAAGACCATATCAGGGAATCCATGTCGAAGTTCCTGAATGAGAGTGATGGATCATCATCATCCGTCTCAGAGGATTTCGTGCGTGATGTGAAGCTCTCTGAAATGAGCATCCTCGAATCGTTCTATTACCTGAGAAAGAACGAGGAATTCATGGCTCTCGCAAAGCATTTCGGATCGTTCCTACTCGATTCAGGGGCTTTCACGTTCATGACGGGAGCGCATAAGGGAGCGATAAACTGGGATGAGTACGTGGAGGAATATGCACGATTCATCAATAAGCATGATATAAAGCTATTCTTTGAACTTGATATCGATTCTGTCGTAGGACTGCAGGAGGTGGAAAGGCTCAGGGAGAAACTCGAAGCCCTGACGGGAAAGAAACCCATCCCCGTATGGCATAAGAACCGAGGAAAGGAGTATTTCATCAAGATGTGCGAGAACTATCCCTATGTAGCCCTCGGAGGAATAGTCACCAAAGAGATCCCACGTCAGAAGTATGAGAAGGGATTCCCTTGGTTCATCAAGACCGCACATCTCCATCACTGCAAGATTCATGGGCTTGGATATACCACCATCCTGAATCTGCCGAAATATCACTTCGATTCTGTTGATTCTACCGCTTGGCTCTATGGGAACCGAGGCGGTTATCTCTATAAGTTCAACCCATCAAAGGGGACTATGGATCAGCTCCATGCCGACAATGCAAGGCTCAAATCAAGGGAGGGGGCTGTGAATAACTTCAGGGAATGGGTGAAGCTCTGCAAGTATGCGGAGGCGAATTGGTAAAATGCCCCTTTTGCCCCTCTCTAAATAAAAAGCAACGAACATCAAAATACGGAAGTCATGAAGAAGAAGGATTCAGTTATCATCGTCAGTGGTGGAATGGACTCCATCACCCTGCTCTATGATCGTCACGAATATATTGCGCTCGCAGTCACATTCGACTACGGGAGCAATCACAATAAGAGGGAGATCGAGTGCGCTGCCTATCATTGCAAGGTTTTGGGCATCGAGCACATCATCATCCCTCTCGATTTCATCCATCAGTATTTCAAATCATCCCTACTGAGTGGTGCGGATGCCGTTCCTGAGGGTCATTATCAGGATGAGAATATGAAATCAACGGTGGTTCCATTCCGCAATGGCATCATGCTCTCTATTGCTTGCGGTCTCGCTGAGAGCCGTGATCTGCTGAGGGTCATGATTGCCAACCATGCGGGCGATCATGCCATCTATCCTGATTGTCGGGCTACGTTCATCAGCTCCATGTCGGAGGCTATGGCATACGGAACCTATGAGCATATCAGGATCGAGGCTCCATATACCTCCATCACCAAGGGGCAGATCGCATCCATCGGAAAGAGCATCGGGATCGACTATTCAAAGACCTACTCCTGCTATAAGGGAGGTGAGAAGCATTGCGGAAAATGCGGAACCTGCGTAGAGCGAAAGGAGGCTCTTGCGGAGGCTGGCATCGATGATCCCACCGAATATGAGGAATAAACCGAGTTGAGTATTCATTAAAAACAGATATCACTATGTATTACGTATCAAAGAGAATGGAGATAGCAGGGAGCCATCATCTAAAGCTCTCCTATCCGTCAAAATGCGAGAATCTTCATGGTCATAATTGGATCATCACCGTGTTCTGCAAAGGCAAGAAGCTCAACAAGGATGGAATGGTCTGCGACTTCAAGAAGATCAAGGAGCTGATTCATGGAAAGCTCGATCATCAGAACTTCAATGAGATCCTGCCATTCAATCCCACCGCAGAGAATATCGCCAAGTGGGTCGTTGATAATGTTCCCGACTGCTATAAGGCTTCAGTCCGTGAATCTGAGGGGAATATGGCGGTCTATGTCGATGACAAGGCAAAAGACAACGATGTGCTATGAGAGTGAATGAGATTTTCTACTCCTTGCAGGGAGAGGGTGCACACTCAGGGGAGGCTGCAATATTCATCCGTCTCTCAGGATGCAATTTACGCTGCGCCTTCTGCGATACCATCCATGAGCCTTATAAAGACCTCACCGAGGATGAGATCGCCTCTCAGATCGAGAAATTCCCTGCTCATTTGGTGGTTATCACGGGAGGGGAGCCGACCTTGCAGCTCACCGAATCGCTCATCAATAAGATCCATGAGCGGGGGAAGATGGTTGCCATCGAGACCAACGGAACCCGACCCGTGCCAAAGAATGTCGATTGGGTGACGGTATCTCCGAAATCCCCATTCGTGGGAGATATAGGGAAACCGATCCTGAAAACCGCTCAGGAAGTGAAGGTGGTGTTCGATGGATATCATCTCATGACTGATCCCACTTTCGGGATCACGGCTGCTCACTATTTCATCCAGCCCTGCGATACGGGCGATAAGATCCGAAATAAGGAGATCATCCGTCAGTGTGTTGAATTTATCAAGAATAATCCAAAATGGAAGCTATCACTACAAACGCAGAAGATATTAGGGGTGCGATAAAAGCCATCATCCTCGCCATCGGTGAGGATCCCGATCGTGACGGGCTGAAGGGGACTCCCGACCGCATCATGAGGATGTGGAAGGAGATCTTCAGGGGCTATGATCCATCTCAGAAACCAAAGATAACCACTTTCCCGAATGAGGATGGGATGAGTGATTTGGTGTTCGACTCAGGGGATTACTATTCCATGTGCGAGCATCATATCCTGCCATTCTTCGGTAAGTACTACTTCGCTTATATCCCGAACCCGAAAGGGAGGATCCTCGGTATCTCCAAGGTGGCGAGGGTCGTGGGCTATTGTGCAGCCCGCTTGCAGCTTCAGGAAAGGCTCGCAAGGGATGTCGTGAATATGCTCTCGGATGCCCTCGATGGGGATGCACTCGGATTCGCTATCGTGATGAGGGGAAAGCATCTCTGTAAGACCATGAGGGGTGTGCGCAATGACGGGAATATGACGGTAGCCCATTTCACGGGGCTATTCACCATGAATCCCTCATTGAAGGAGGAATTCTATAAACTGATAGATGCTCAGAAGGAATGAAATTCAATGCAGGGATAGTCAGGAACGCAGAGGAATGGATCACGGAGAATGGGCTTATCGACAATGGAGGCGCAAAGCTCTGTGATTTCCTGAAGTTCATCGGTATAGATCAGAGATGCTATTATCGGTGGATGAAGGATAGACCTGAGTTCAGGGAGGCAGTCGAGAGGGGAAAGGCGGAGTTCAAGAGCCGCCTGAAAACCGATCTTGTGGCATCCCTCGCAAAGGTGGCGAAAGGATATGAGGTCGAGGAAGTGGAGAGGGAATTCAAGCCCAATCCAGCGGATCCGAATAAGCCCATTCAGACCAAGCTGAAGAAGAAGAAGGTGAATTATCAGCCGAATGTCGGTGCGGCTATTTTCCTGCTCACCAATCTCGATCCTGAGAATTGGCAG